ACGTACGCCTCTTCTGAATTGCCCTCCATGAAGCTGATGCCTGCCATGTGAAAAATCATGTGCATCACCTCATGAGACAATGTCGCCCAGTGTAGCTCGTCGTCTTCCAGACATGCGTGTGATAATTTGATTAACCTATTATCTGGGTCACATGAACCAAATTGCCCATCATGCCATGTCTTGTATTCGATTTTGATTTTATGCCCTAATACTGTGATGTTTCGTAGCTTTCTCATAATTATATATTTTGTATGCCTACCCCCCATGGCATGTGTGTTTTGTGTAAATAGGTGGTAGGGGGGTCTTTTCTATAATGGTCGGTTTTTTTGTAATGGTTTTTGTCATCATCCACACTTGTCATTTGTCATTTGTCATTTTTCACAGGCTTACCAAAAAAAGAAAAAAGAAAGAAACCCTATAGGGAAATTTGACTTTTCCTTTTTTTTTCTTTTTGGGGTTCGGGGTGTGTGTCCTAAGACTCACACACCCCTCCCATAGACCCTCAGAATGACTTTGTGGAATAATCATTTTGCGTTTTTCTCCTTTGTAGAATATAGGCTACAGCAAAAAGGAAAGTTCATTATTACACCTTTCTTTTTTCTTTCCTTTTTCATTTTTCCTTTTTGAAATCCACTAGAATGGGTTGTCATCTTCGGTAATAGTAATCATCTTGTCTTTTTCACAAAGTTTATCATTTTTCGTCATCTCGCTTATCCGTGCTCGCACTGTTGGCTTGCTCACGTTGTGGTTTTCAGCCAACATATTGACCAGATTTGCCTTCTTGAGACCGAGCGGAACCGTGCGGCACATGTCGAGCACATTGGCCTCGGTAAGCTTTTTAGAGCTACCACCTGGCTTCTTGAGCGCATCTGGGTCACCATCCTCGACAGGCACAAAGTTCGGAAACTCGCATCTCACCACCACCTTCGGCGGCTTGGCATAGTTGCGTGCTGTCGTGTCAACCACCCAGCAGTCCTCGTCTTCGTGGGCTGTCAAGTCAATGATTGCGTCTGGCTCACGTCCCCAGACGCCAGCTCCAGACATGCGCTCGATGGCATCAACGCCACTCTTATTGCCCTTGCTGTGGTGGTGGCTGAATGCCGTTGCTGTCTGCGTCTCATGCCCCATACGCTCAAGTGCATTAAGAAGCATGGCAACATCGCCATTGCTGTTCTCATCGCACTCACCCAGCATTTTATAGATCGGATCAAGTATGATAAGTCCATATTTCTTACCCGCCGTTTCAATATGCTGCTTGATGTGTTTAGACAATTCAGTCCAGCCAACATTGAAGCCGCGCAAGTTAAGCACGCTGGGAGCCTCTTGAAACGGCTTGCTCTGCGTAATCAGCCTGAATCGCTTGCCTAGCCACGGCTCGGTCAGCTCAAAGTTGACATAAAGCACATCACACTTCTTGCATTGATGGCCGAGCCACTTGTCACCGTTTTGCATTGCATACGCCAGGTGAAGCATCAGCCACGTCTTGCCAGCCTTGCTAGATGCTGACAGGATCAGCTTATCACCAACGCCCACAACGCCCTCAATGAGTGACACTGGCTCGGTTGGATACATAGCCATGAGAGCCTCTGCATCTGTCACCTGTGGCAACGCCGTCTTATTATCCTTGTCGTCGTCATCATCGTCTGTGGTTGTGTTATCGTGCATAATATTATCAAAGTCGTCTGCCGTTACGTTTAGCTTATCCCTCTTGATGAACAGAGGATTCTTGCCACCGTTGCCATCCGTTGCCAGCTTCACCACAGTGCCGAAGCCAACGCCGCTGCCGCTGAAGCCTGCCCACTTGCGCTCGCACTCACCCTGCTTGTATGACTCAGCGCCAGCGCTCCAAGCGTCCCATGTAGCACAGCAGCATCCGTGATCCTTCAGCGCCATGCCAACAGCTATCCAGTCAGCATAATCCATGTCAGGGTTCATGTGCTGAAGACATAGCTGCGCCTCCTCATCTGGCGTCATATCGCTGCCCGCCGAGATGGCAGGCGCACGGTATTGCGCACGCTTCTTCGGTGGGTCTGCTGGCTCGATGTAAGCGCCATTCCAGTCTGCAAGGTGCTTGATGAGCGTCTCTTGCACATTGGGATCGTGTGGCACGTAATTAACCCGCTTTAAGTCCTTGCACGCCCTGTCCACATTGATTCCGTGCTGGCTGAATATCTCCTCTAGAGCCATGAAGCAGCGCACATGCTCATCAGCACGCTTACTCACAGCACACAGCACCTTCAGCCCCCTCCAGGTTGCTGAGAGCGTGAAGCCGATGAGGTAATCGTAACGCCGGCGCATCTGCTCCACCACCACGCGCATCTCGTCGATGTCCATGTCTGGGTTGTCACCGCTGTCAATGTCCATCAGGATCAGCCCAGTGCGCACGTCATCGGGGTGAACCTTGCGGTGCGTGGTATCTGCTGAGATGATCACCGCTGGCAGCGTTCGCTTCAGCTCGTCCACCTCATGCTTATTCTGAGCCTTCACGATGGCCGTGGTGATCGCCTTCAGGTTCTCGCTGGCGTGCATCTGTTCTAGCACGCTCAGAAGCGGCACGCTCTCCACTGGGCAGTTTTTATCTGTGATGTTGCGCTGAACGCCTACTCGTATTGTGTCTGTCATTGTTTCGTTTTTCATTGTTGTTGTTGGTTGATTCTTGCTGTTGCTATCTTGTAATACTCCTCATCGAGCTCGCAGCCGATGAAGTCGAAGCCCTCGCTGACTGCTGCCTTGCCCGTGCTGCCGCTGCCCATGTATGGGTCAAGCACCGTGCCACCTGTGGGCGTGATGAGGCGGCAGAGGTATCGCATTAGGGCGGTTGGTTTTACTGTGGGATGGGTGTTCTTTCGAGGTAGAGGTTCGCTATTTGTTTCAATCCATTCGCCATGAACCATTGTTCGCCCAGACGAAGCAAATTGCTTTCTGCTAGTCTCCTCAAACCCCTCAAGCCCCTCGTCGCGGTCTTTCTTGCTCGCCTTCGGGCAGTAGAAAAAGCGGGCGGCTGAGCCTCCACCATCCTTATACACGGAGTCGCTTGTTAACTCTCCGACGGCTTTCCAGCCTTTAAAATCCCTCCTTGTTCTGCTTGTTGCAGCCTTAGTCTCCGGAAACAAATCCAGCACCTCCTGCGAGCCGTCATGGATCAGGTTGGCGGGGAAGCGGCCTTTGGCTCCAGCGTAAGACACCCCCTCCTCGCCCATAGAAATTGACGTTGCACCATCACGGTTTCCAATACGATTGCCGTCCTCGTGTGTCGTGCGTGGCACACCTTCCACCCGACACCCATCAATGTTAATGCCACCCGTGCCCCACTTCAGCACGTTAGCCGCCACCGTCTTTTCACTCAGTGGCTTGCGGGCGAGGGTGAAGAACTCACACGCTGGCTTGAGCGCTGTGCCCCAGCCGTCCCACTGCTTGGCGGCTTCGGTTGCGGGGGCGGTGATGTCGTGCCTCTCTTGCGGGGGCTTCTCCTTACCGTATATGATACCTCCGCTTCCTTTTGAATTTTTTACCTTCCATGTTTTCCCCTCTTCCGCCTTTCCAGGATGGATATACTTCCCCACCACCTCACGCTCTGCCCCTGCCGCCTTGTCGATTGCTTTTGACACGTTTAGCGACTTAGGGAATCCGCTGCCATAAACCCAGCTCACCACGTCCCTGATCTCAAAGCCCGCATCCTCGATATTCACAACCATGCGGTGCTGCGTCCGTGTGCCACAAGCAATCAGCGCATGACCGCCAGGCTTCAGCACCCGCATTGCCTCCTCCCACACGTCCACCTTCGGCACGTCGTAATCCCATTTCTTAGCCATGAAGCTGATGCCATACGGCGGGTCTGTAACGATAGCGTCCACGCTATTGTCTGGCAATGTCTTCATCTGCTCTAGGCAGTCTCCTTGTAATAGCTTCATTGTTGATTATATTCTATTTCGAGCAGCAGGTTCAAGAAGTGGATTGCCTTCTTGATGTCCTCTGCTCCGTTTTTGTTTCTATGCCTGGACACGTATTTCACCACGCATCCCTCTATAAAGTTTAGGTTGTTGAGCTGTGCATACTCTGCCGGCTGAATAGCCATTTTGCAGTAGTGATCACCGCCCACTTGTTGATCTTTACTGGTCATCGCTTTCAGCTATGCAGAACAAGCCACATTGAATGTTTGGGTCTGCGCCTTTTGGGTCGCCTGCTTCGATCTCATCTAAGTAAATAGGTGTCCTGTCATCACCACTGCCAACGCGGTTGATGGTATGTCCTATGTCTCGCTCAAGTGCTGCCATCCTATTGAAGTGCTCTGGAAAGTGCTTTCTCACCCGCTTCCAGTAGTCTATTGAGTCACGCGCCTTCACGCAGCCGATGCAATTATTATTCCGAAACCCCAGCTTATACATGGTTGGGATTTCGATGCCAGCGCGTTCAATCATGCCCAAGCAGTCTTCTTTTGTCAGGTGGTGGTCAATCAGTGGGCATTCGATGATGCGCTCATCATTATCCTTGCGAAACCTCTCAAGCCTGTGCGCCTCGTCTGCCGTGTAACCAAATATTTCAACGTCACCAATATTCCAAACAGCCTCGCCAGGCTTGCGCTTCAGCTCGCCCGTGCATGGTGCGCCAGATGGCCCTGACAAGTAGCGCCGAGCCTCAAACACCTCCCATATATTGGCAAACTTGTCAGAGGTTAGCACGTTCACCTTCTGTCCGAACCACGCCTCACAATCCTTCATGAACCGCACGTTGTCTGGGTGTTCGCTTCCTGTATCATTGTAGTATATTACAACGTCGCCATACTTCTTGATTGCCAGCTTAGTGGCAACGGCAGAAGCTGCACCACATGAAAATCTTGCTATTACCTTGTTCTGTTTCATTTCTTTATTCATAAATTGATGCCAGCCCCTCTTCTAGGAGTAGCTTGTTGATGTTGATGTCGTCAAGATAAATGGTGCCGAGCCAGCGACCGTATTTGCCAGCACGATCTCTGTGGCTTGCCAGTATGATGTCCCTGCCCTCGATTAGCCCTCTAAGCCTGTCGCGTGCTATCAGCCCCGATGGTCGCTCTGCACCGCGAACCTCTGGCGTGTTGATACCGAACAAGCGAATCTTCTGATTAA